GGCTCGTTGATGCTGCCCATCAAGAAGTAGTACCCGCGACCCTTGCGGGCGAACTCTTCGTCGTTCAGCGTACCGGTGCGCTTCATCTTTCCGTTGATGGCCTGGTGGACGTTGACGTAGGTTCGGCGGCCCTGCGTGCCGGGGCGGCGGCGGCCGGTGCCGAACTCAACGAGCCAGGCGTGGTTGCCGCTGCCGTCTCGCTCGTCGGCGCCCTTGTTGCCGGTGCTCTGCGGGCCGGTGATCGACACGCCGACGCGACCACCCTCGTAGTCCTTGCTGATCGTCTTGACGCTCTTGGCGAGGTTCCCCGTGCCGCCGGCACTCTGAGCCGCAAAAGGCTTCGACACCAGGGACTTGTAGTCGTCGCGGATCGGCTTCGACGCCTGCGCGGTCACCTTCTTGAGCAGGCCAGGAAGCTCCAGAACGCCGGCCACGCGCTCGAGCTCCTTGGCAAGCTCCCTGGCGCCCGCTGTCTGGATGGACACGAACCCGCGGGTTTTCTGAACCGACGACTCGCCGCCGACGTCGCGCAGCGGAGCGCCGGTGCCTTGCGTGATCGCCATCAGATGACCTCCCTGACCAGGAGTTCCGTCATGGTGCGGTCCATTCGGTCGGAGACGCTGGCGACTTCCATGGTCTTCCCCCGCCAGAGCACGCGGTGCTGGTAAGAGATCGTCGGCCTGTGCCGCATGCGGATGCGGTGGCTGGCGACGACGTCGGCCTGCTGGGCTTGGAGGACGTCCCTGGACGAAAGCCCCTCGACCTGCGCCCAGACGGTGGCCTCGGTGGTGTATGAGATCGTGGCCTCGCCCATCGGGCTCCGCGACTCCGTCGGGGCCAGAAGGGCGACACGCTCGTTCATCCGTCCGGCTGATATCACGAAACCGTCCCCTCGCCGATGAGGAGGATGTCGTAGGCTCCGGCCGACCCATTGTCGTTAAACACCCGGATTTCTGCGTTGGCCTCGCTTGTCGACCATCCGGCGGCCGTCGGCGCCACGAGAACAACGCAGCCTCCCGCAGGGACAATGCAGCCACGCTCTGTCGTGAACGGCCCTGCCGTCCAGCTTCCGTTCTTGCCAATGTCAAGCGACACGGTTCCCGTGTTCTTGAAGTAGACGACCTTTACGGCAGTCATGGAGACTAGCCCGCGGTCATCCAGCATGGACGAAAACCTGTACCCGTCGTCATAGTTGTCGGCAATCGTCTTTGAATCGCTGAACGCCACCTGACACTGATTCGCCCCGGTGCCGTCCGTCAGGACGAGCCCGTATGTTGCCGGGGTTACTCGAATCTGGCTCGAGAGTTCGTCGGTCGACGACTCCTGCGACACGATGGACAGCGCGATCTGGGCGTTGAGCGGCATTGGTCAGTTTCCGAGGACGTAGATTTCGTAGGGCGTTCTGCTCGGGCCACCGATCCGGAGGATGCTCCCCTCCGTCGCCGTTGCGAAGCCGGTCGAGTTCGGGCACGACAGCAGGAACGAGCCAAGCGGCCTGATCGGGTATCCGCGAAGAGTCAGGTTGCCGAGATTTACCATCGGAGCGAAGTTCCACGACAGCGTGTCAATGACGAAGTTTCTGAAGTCGGTTCCGTTCCAACCGGCAGTCAACGCGATCGTGGCTGTTGGGGACAGGTTTTTGATGCAGAGAAGTTTCACGACCGATAGGCCGTTTGCGTTGAGGTTTACGTCATCGTGGCCTGACGTCGCCGTCTGCCTCCGGTCGCTCCAGACGACGGAGCAGTCGCCGACAGCGACAGAGATCGATATCTGACTGCTGTCGATTGCTCTCGTCAGGCCACTTTGTGCCTCCTTCGCCGCGTCGATTCTTGCCTGAACCATTGCCGAGATGGTCATCGATACCCGCCCCAGCCAGACGCGGCCAGCAGCGTCTCGAACGTGTGCGGGATGCTGACCATCTGGAGGTTCGCGGCGGTCACCGGCTCTCGGTTGGAGTACCAGTGGGCCACTAAAAGCAGAATCATGTGGCGCAGCGTGGCGGGGCAACTCGAGCCGCTGGCTCCGTAGCCGGCCGTCCAGCGAACGATCACGCTGTTTTCGTCGCCTCGAACCGCCGGCCAGACCTGGGAGTAGTTCGGGTAAATGCGGCCGGGCGTGACGTAGGAATCAGTCTGGAATCCTGCCGCCGAGGTGATCGTGTTGTTGGTTCCGCCTTCATCCCGGTAGATCACCGTGACGGTCTGCGCCGCCATCGGGGGCCGGGGGAGCGTCAACTCCCACAGGGGGAAGGCGTCGTAGCGGGCCTCCCAGACGGTCATGATCATCGTGATGTCGAGAATGTCCTCGACATAGAGCCTGGCGGCCGTGATCAGCGTGCTCAGGTAGGTATTGTCGTCCTCGATGTCGACGCGGCAGTGAGCCTTGGCCTCTGCCAGCGTGACGGGCTCGACGGCCGGCTCGGTGTACCTCCGCAGGCTCCGGTACGGAGTCAGGCCGATCGACGGCGACTCCGGCGTGACGTAGACGATCCCTGCTCCGGTGGTCATTTCTGCCTCTTCCTTGGCTTCGGCTCTAGAACCGCCCGTTCGGCCCGCTCCTCCATGGTTGCGGACTCGATTCGCTGCTCGTCGACCATCGGCGCCACCAGGCCGCGGGCGACGTAGATTCGGGCGATCCCATCGCCCCAATCGAATGTCTGCCCCACCTTGTACGCCCCGAAGGATTTCAGTACGCGAATCTTCATTTTACGATTCCCCATGCCTTCTCAGGCGGGTTGCCTTCCGACCAATACTCCGTCGTGTGCTGCTGCACCTTGCCCGAAGGATGCTGGCGGCTGGGCCAGGTGATCATCAGTTCTGCATGGCCGATGCTGATCTGGGTCGCCATGCCCAGCGTGTTCCCAGCCTTGGCCCACGCCTTCCAGAGGTGAATGTCCTCGTCGATGTGGCCGCCCGTCCACTCGCCGGCGTCGTTGGCGTGAGCCAGGAACCACGGCTTCTCCACCTTCTTGAGTGCCGCCGTCCGAAAGAGCGTGCAGCCAAAGTGGGCCGTCTCGACCCGCTGGACGGGTTTGGAGAACCAATCGTCCTCGACCGTCATCGTGTCCTCGGGCTTGATGCCGGGGAGGGCGAACATGACCGAGTTGCTCTCGCGTTTCTGCTGGAGCGGCGCGATCGCGTCCACCCCTGAGAAATACAGGAGCGTCATCAAGGCTTCGACGGTCCTGGCCGTGAAGATACTGTCAAAATCTATGGTCAGGATGACGTCGTAGTCATTGATGACGCTCTCCATGCTCCGCTGGAGGCATTGGCCCCAGAATGCCCCGGAGTGCTTGACCAGGGGGATCTTGTGGGGCGTCAGCGCCTGGGAGACGCAGAAGAAGTTGTCAGTGAAGCCGAGGCGAGGGGTGCTCATCAGAGCAACAACCTTCGCCTCGGCTTCACACTGTCCGACACGCAGCATCACAGCAGCACGCTCCTTGTTTGGAGCGGGCGCGCATCATGCGCTTTTGTCGGCCGTCCTTGGCCGTCCCGCAAGTACGGGATCAGCCCTTGATCAGCCCGATGACACCGGCCTCAGCATTCGTGGCGGGAGCCACTTCGCCGCGACCAAGACGAGCAACGATCGCCACGGTGGCCGAAGCCCCAGGGGTGTAGGACACCCGCAGGTAGCGCTTCTTGGCCTTGGTGTCGATGTCCATCTTGAGGATGGACGACGAGCCCGTGTCGGCCGCCGCGATGCCGGGGATGCTGAATCCGCCGGTGCCGCCGCCAACCAGGGCCGTGACGTTCGAGTAGGACGAGGTGGTGTCACCCTCCTCGACCTTGATCACGTTGGCGAACACCGTGCTGGCGTTGCTGGCCCGCAGGACGTTCACGCTGGCGTGATCGTAGCCAAGCGTGTCGATCGTGAGGGTCGCGGTCGCCGTCGCGCCGATGGCGGCCGTGGGGACGTCACCGACGACCTTGTGGTTCTGGGCGTGGATCATCTGCTACAGGCTCCTTGTTGATCAGGCCGACTTGAGGGCGACCACGGGGCCGACCTCGCTCGTCGAGCCGAGGGAGTGGTGGTTGATGTCGAATCGCATGGTTCCCTGGAGGAGAACCTGATCGGTGGTCGCGTAGACCTGATCGTAGAG